CGTGGCGGCGGAGAGAATCCCTCTCTCTCCGCCATCTTATCTTTTTTACTTATAAATCAGTAACTTATAGAGCAAGAGCCAACTTTGGCGTACTTTTTTAAGTCTATGATTTTATTAGGTTTTACAATTTAGTCTAAACTGAACTACGCCAGTGGCGTAGTTAGCTACGACGTCTCGGCCTGTTACCCGTCTTGCGATACCTCGCCGTCTTCTTCGCTATTTTTTTGGGTTGAGCGGAGAATTGTTTTCCGGCTTTGGTGTCTTTTCGTTTTTTATCGCTCGTGGCTTTATACTCTTTATCAGACAGAGCTTGGCGCGCCTTCTTTGGTAAATATCTTTCACCGGTTGCTTTTGACCCCTGTGTTGAGTTCCTACCGGACTTAGTTCCCCACTCTTCTTTCGTCCATTTTGACAACGATTTCTGTGCTTTGGTCTTTGGCCCTGAGTAACCGCCGCCGGACTTCTTATAACGCTGCGTTGCGATTTGCGCTTTCCTAGCACTCCATTGCCCAGGTTTTCCTCCGGCTGATCCGGCCTTAACCGATGCGACAATACGCTTCCATTTCTTTTCGTCTGTTCTAGCCATGCCTCACACCAGTAAGTTGAGTGATGTTGAAAAAGCAAGCTGCTGCACCTCTACACGCCCGTCTTTCGCTGTGTAGATCGTCGGCTGAATTGTCTCAACGGCTTCCCGTACTAGCTGGCCTTCTCCGCCGGTACGCAGCACCTCCTGTTTTTGGACAGCTACTTGCTTCCAACTAACAGGGGGCGCTGCATTTGTTGCGCTGACGTCCACTACTTCTTACCGTGCGTTTTCTGCACCGCGAAGTTGGCGAACTTGCTGGCACCTTTGTGTTTCTTGAACCCTTCTTTCGGGTCTTTCATTATCTTCATGCTGCCATCGCCCTGCTTCATCCAGTGATACCCTTTGGGTGCTGGTACTTTCATGAGCCATTCCTCTTCTTGCTGTAGCCCTTCATCGGATAGTTCTTTTTCGCCATCTTCTTTGTATTAGTTGGCGGAGCGTTGAGCGGACACTGTTTACCGTTGTGCATGTGCACCTCCTATTTTCTATTTGACCAAGCCTGAGCACCAAAAAATGCCGCGAGAATCCCCGCGACAGAAACAAAATAAACTGCTGCCATATCGCCCAGAATGCTGGCAGCTTGATTCATCCCAAAAAACTCACTGACAACCACGAGCGACGGGTAGAGAAGCATTCCCCACAACGCGAACCAACTCATAGCACGTTGCGCATCAGCCCGTTCATGCTGCAGACGCAGTTCCTGTAATTTTTCTGAGGTTTCCAATTCGGAATCAGTCACGACACCATCCCCATCCAAGTCTTTGTCGGAATGTATCGATCCTTCTTCAAGCCGCTTCGCCGCCATCGTTAGTCCCAAAATTTTGTGTTTGCTGCAACTCGCTTCGGGATGCAGTAGGCCGTTATGTTTTCCTGCATCTGATAACGATTATTGATTTTCGTTTTGCCAGTCGAGACGTAGTAAGCAAAGGTGTTGCATCTGGTTATGTCACGAAAGAAAAATCGATCTGGTATGGGTTCGCCGTTCACCACTACGACTAACAAAAACGCCATCATCATCCATACACCCTAAACAAAACCATGAACCCCAACGTGATGATGATTCCCCCCACCAAAATGGTGGTAACCCCCACCGCGATCTGCGCGTACAGGTGTTCGCGTTCTTTTTTCTTTCGAGCAACCATTTTCAAATGCGCCTGCCTAGCTTCCTCTTGCTGTCTTTTCGCTGCCTTAAAGTCGTCCAGAAGCTGGGGGTCTAACATAGCCAGCAAGTCGTGAACGTCTTTCCAGTACCGCTCTTGCTGCCTACGCAATTGGCTTAATTTCAAGAGGTCGTTTTGACTTAGTGGTTTGAAAGTGGATTTCCTGCGTTCCACTTCAAAATTATTTAGCCCTTCGCCAAAGTCGCTAATCATCCCCATGACTGAAGACACGTTTGCTTTGCCCTCATTAACAGCAGAGATCAGCTGATTGATGGAACTCAACGCTGCGGCGGCTCCTGCAATGCTCTCAATAATCACGGGAGCTAACTCGGCACTGTGGGCCAGATCACATCTTCAATTGACGTGACGTGCGAAAAGTCACTGGGTAAATCCCGAAGTTTTTGTCTGTACATTTGCCACTCACTACGCTGTTCAGCAGTCAGTGGTGAGTCAGATACTTGTGTCCAGTCGCTCTGCTTGAGTCGTCCGTCTCTTATCGTCCGCGCACTAAGCCACGCTTCGGCCAAAAGCTCGGTGTCTGTCTGCACAATCTCGACGAACTCTCCATCAACAAGTTTGTGAGTATCGTCACGCCAGTCGCCCGTATTGACATACGCTGTTGTGCCTTCGGGCACCAAATTAAAATCACACTCCTGACATATGCCGGTACCAATAATTATTCCGGTTTCGTTATCAACAATTGCCCGATTAATCACTTCTTCACCTCCAGAGTAGAGATGGATCGATCAGAGTAATTACCGAATTGATCCTGAACGTAGGCTTGCAGCGTATAAGTACGTGATCCGGTAGAAGTGCTCGTATCTAAAAAGTTAAACGGAATGATAAAAAGGTCAGGAGTAGGCCGGACTGCTTTTGAGCTAGAAGTGAACAGCACGGTCGAACCACGTCGCAGTCGAAAACGCATAAGCGCTTGGTCATCGTGAGATCGAACGGCAAAGCTGCCAGATATTAAGACCGGAGCACCGCTATATGTCCCAGTCAAAGTTTGTATCGTGGCAAAGGTTGTGTTGTTGCTACTACTAGCAATTGCAACGTTAGCACTTGTCGTTATTGCATTAGGAAACGTCACGGCTTGGTCTTGGATCTTCAGCGTACTTACCTGTAAGTTTCCGATCTTCGCTTCGCCTACGCCAAGGTCTTTGATGATGACCGTTGGGACGCCGTTTATGTTCTGGGACTCAATGGTCGAGTTATCAAGTACCAGCTTAGAAGCGTCTATCGTATTAGTGTTAATCCGAGCCGCGCTTAGAAAACCTGCGTTGATCTTGTCTGCACTGAGATTGCCGATCTTGGCGGACTGAATTGATCCGTTCTTAATGAACGCATCAGCCATGTAAACGCCAGCGGGAACTGACTCACCGTTCAAAGTAGTAGCACTGGCCTGAACTACAAAAGGCACAGTCGCAGCGGCAGTATTTGATCCGCCTCGCATAATGGCAAACCGGTCGGCGTTGACGATGAATTCGCTAGTGATATTCCCCGACCCAGTGCCCGTGCTAGACAAACCAAATCCTGCAACCGCACCATTCGTATCAAGTTTGACGCTGTATTGACCGCGTAAGCCGTCTACCTCACTGGCTGAAGTTTCGAGTGCTTGCTGCAACGTCACATTATTAGCCACGCCAGTCGTAGGATTGGTGTAGCTGGCGGCAAGCTGATCAAACTGAGTTGCCGTCGCTCTAGCAGTACCGTTGGTATTAAGCACGGTTGAGGACATCGTGCTGAGATTTGATGCAGAAACAATTTCGTTCCCGCTGCTATCAAAAAGAATCGCATCTACTGCCGCTAACTTTACTGCTGCCGCCGAATTTGACGAAGAAGTGATCGTATTTATTGCAGTAATGTCTGAAGCGGCTGTATCACTAGCGGATTTGAGCGATGCGTAATCGCCGTATAGCTTCCAGAAACTGGTATTCGTAAGCGCCCTGCCGTTTGATGGAACTGCCTGTATCGCAATGTAGAGCTTTGTACCTGTACCGCTTTCTTTGACAATGTCGCCAAGGGCAAAGCTCGTCATAGAAAATGTCGGAATGTTGGCTTTCTTTAGGTCTATCGCAGCTTGAGTATTAGCAGGCAGATTGCCTATCGGGCCTGATAGATCTTGTGCTAACTCATTAGTAGTAATCGCTCCCGTCAATACCCCAAGCATGTGATTGACGTCAGTAGCTGTGGTCGCCGCTGTTCCTGATGCTGAGTTAAAAGGCCCAGTGATATTGTCGGTATTTACATGGCGTACCCAGTAATACCGCGTCTGGCCTGACCCGACAGGATCAATAAACACTCGCCCAGTCTGAATACCAATTAACACCGCATCGCCGATAACGTCCGACGTATGCGAATGGACTTCTGTGTGCGAGTGATTGGAGTAAGCAGGATAGTTCCAGTTCAGATTCACCTGACTAAAAGCACCATTCGCCACGAACCCCGTAGGCGCTGGCGGTATCGCTAGGTCTTGCAGCCTTGCGCCACCTTGAACAAAACCGGTTGAACCCGCGTTTGGGTTATACGGACTGGCGGCAAGCTCTTGTGCTAACCCACTACTAATCAATTCGCGTAACGTAACGGCCCGATCCCGTGGATCGCCACGCCTACCGAGCCGAATGTCGAGGATCTGCTCTAGGGTCTGAAGATACTTGCGCATTTCAGGGCCAACACTTGCCGGTAGTGACGGCATAGCTGGCACTTTCGTAGCATCATTTGTACGAATGTTGTAGTTAGCTGGCACGAATCTCGTCCATAGACTGGGCCAAACAGATCTCGTTAACTACAACAGCGCCCGAAATTTCAATCTCCCACTCTGATGCAACTGTCGCAGGCAGACGCATCACTGGTTCTTGGAGCGTGCCGTTGCTTATTCCGCTCGGTACGGTAGTTGTCTGCGTATAAACACCGGACGACTCGGATACTGAGTAATGTGCAATGAGAGCACCATCGCCAAACACCTTTACAGTCACAGGATAAGATTCCGCGTGAACAGAAACCCAAGCCATGCTCACTGGGTTTGGGGTGGTGTACTTTTTCGTCTTAAAAGTAAGTGTGTTGTTCGCCGTGCCACCTCGATATTGACGAATTTTGTTGGCTTCTATGACATACAGTTGCCCTGATTTTGGGTCTTCAAAACCACCACGGATCTCAGCAGACAAAGTAATCGTTGAAAACGCAGACTCTGCCGCTCTTGGGTCGTAGTACCAGCCGCCCAGCGTCCCGCTGTTGTTATAGAAAGCGACATAAGTACCTTCATGTCGAAAAGCGCGGATGAGTGTTGGATGGAAGTCGTTGTTCCACTGCTCTACCGAAATCAACCCACGAGACACCACCTCTCCGCTGGCACCCGATACAGCAACCAGACCGTCAGGGCTGGCATAAAGGACATATTCGCCCATATCTACTACTGAATTCCTGTTGACGCAGGCTTGCGCTAAATCGATGCGGATGGGCGTGAGTGCAGCAGGGTCGGTACCCGTGATGAAGTACGGCGTACCATTCGTCATAGCAACAACACCGTTACCTGTAGCCGCTATATCAACAATGTCTTCTTCAAGCGTAATTCGATAATCAATAGGCCAAGCATGTGGCAGAAACGGTTCGCTCAAACAGAAACGCTTACCGGAAAAACCCGCCATCACACCATTACCGACCGCAGTCAAACCCTGCATAGGGCCATCTGGATACAAGGCAGTATCATCATCCGGTGGGCCGATCCACGTACCCGATGGCAACACCTCACCTAACGCAGCTGACGAAACCGTGTCAGAAAAAGAGGTTGCCGAAAACGCGACCTCGCCCACAAATTGGAAGTCAGTGAAGTTTGAACCAGTGTTTGATCTGTAAATGCGCTTCTTTGCAGCGGTGCTAAAGAAATAGTTACCGCTAGGGTTGTTATTTGAAGGCATTGAGACCGTGACGGTCTCTGTACTCGTTACATCAAGCGTAGTGCTAACGGAACTTGGTGGCCCCTCTTCGCCAAGGTCAGTCACTAAGGTGTAAACGTAAGCCCTCGTTTCAGGCGTTTCATCGGCAGACGCAGAGCCACTCTTAGCTATCGACGGCGCTGCTGATGGCGCAGGCACTCCGAGCCTGTAGCTAACCGCCGGATAACCGCTACTTCCGGTAATCATAGAAGTGACAGTACCGACACGAGGATAATCGTCGCCTGTGTAGTACAGCCGCTCGTTTGTGTCATTAGCAATAGGGCCAGGAACAACGCTGACTCCCTCATCAGGCCACTCTAGCCAGTTTGTGTCCCGATAGAAGTAGATCGAGCGGCGGTTGCCACTTTGCAGTGTGTAGGTGTCGGTGTCCTGTTTCGTAGGAACGAGGCGACCAGACTCAAAGTCTATGTTCTGTGCGATCTGCCCAAACTGCTCAGCTAATAAGCGGGGGGCTACGCCTGGAGCAATACCTGAGAAGCGGATGTTTTTGAAATAGGCCATGCACTTACCTCAGTAGTAAAGTAACAATGATGCCGCCCATGCCCCCTAGCAAACTCAGAGTCACAACAAACATATTGCTCATGATGGCCTGAAGGTGGCGATCAATCGCATCAAGACGATTGAAGATCGTCTTGGATCGCTCTTCACACATAGCCTCATGCGCGGTTAGACGCTGTAGGGCTTCGTAGACTTTTTCGTCAATTTCCTGTTTCGACATCCGGCGCTTCGCCTTCTTTTATAGAAGCCGAAATCATGTGCGTTAACGATTTCACTGCTAACTCTGAGATCGCTGCTTGCCGTCTCGCTGCTAGCATTGCCGTCTCTGCCTCACCGTACAGCTGCAGCAACTCTTTAGTAGAGTCCGTAAGCGTAGAGATTGGATAAGAGACATCGTCTACTGTGATTGTCGCTTCTTGGGATTGAGTGCTTTCTTCAGCCATCTATT